GCGGTTGTAGTAGTTGTTCGTGATGTTGTTGACGATGAAGTCACCGCCGACGGACCCGCGGCTACGGCTGACCGGCCCGTTGCCGCTCCCGGCGGCCCGGCGCGCCTCACGTATGGCGGCCGCCGCAGTGTTGGCGCTCTGGGCCACCCGTTTGTGGTCACGCACCTGCTGGTCGGCAGACTTTTTCGACGCCTTGGCGTTGTCGTCGTAGGCGCTGCCGATGCTGCCGAGCTCGGCGTTGAGCTCGGTCAGAACAGGGCCCATCTCTGCGATGACGGCCTGGGTAAGCTCTGACCGGAAGTCGCTGGCGTCAATTTCGACGCCCAGCTGGATGTTCCCGGCGGTCGTCACCGCGTCAGGCTATCGCACTAGGCTGCGGCGTCGGTCGTGTCTGCCGCAGCCTTGGCGGCCTTGCGTTCCTCGATGGCGGCCTTGGACAGCGCGCTCATCAACTGGCCGATGGTCTTGTTCGTGTAGGTCGGCTCGTCGGGGTTCATCATGCGGGCCAGAACGTGGGTGTAGCTGGCCGGGCTCATATGCTGGGCGATGAACAGGCCGACCATGTCGTTCTGCACGTCGGCGGGCATGTACTTCGACACAGCGATGCTGAACGCCGACAGGGCCTGTTCGGACGGCAGTCGGATCTCCAGACGGTCGCCTTCGAACTCAAGCAAGTCGTGTGACCAGGTCTGTTCGCCAACGGCGAGGTCTTTGACCTCGTCGCGCACGGCCACTTCGACCGATGGCTGGTGGTCGATGTCCCGGTCGGCCTCCGGGGTGCCATCGCCGAACACTTCGGCATCGGTCAGTGGCTGGTCGTCATCGTCGTCGCTGGCATTGGTGTCAGCAGTAAACACGCGCTGTGTCATTCCGAGGCCCCTTTCACGGGTTACCTGGGTGAGGCTAGCGCACCTTAATCCGGCGGTCACGTGCCACGACAGCATCGCCTGCATTACGCAGGAACGGGCGTCCCCGCACCGGCCCCTGGCGAACGCTGCGGACGAAGTATTCGCGGCCGTTCCAGAAGAAGTGCAGCGCGCGAGCGTTGCGCGCGTGGATGGTGCGTGCACCGCGACCTTCGTGCACCGCGGCGGCGTAGCGCGCGTGGGCGGTGACACCGCCGGTCACCCGGAAGGGGGTCAGCATCACCTGGGGATCTTCGGCCAGAGACCGGCCCAGGTGGCCGGTCAGCACCGGCACCCGGGCCTTGGCCTCGGCGTTGATCTGACGCGTCAGGCTGCTGTGCACCCGGCGCAGGATCGGGCCGACCTGACGCGCCGCCCCGGCCGGGTGGTAGTCGAACCCCTTGAACGTGACCTTGACGCGCGTCACTGCTCGCGGGCAGCCTTCCAGGCCTCGTAGGCGTCCATGATGTCGTTACGGCCGACTTCGGGGTCGGCAAGGTCGACGTCCAGCGCGGGCACCAGGTCCGCGGCGAACGCTGCCCATTCGTCACGAGTGGCGTTGCCCTTGGGCGGCACGGGATCGGCGGTCGGCTCTGGCTGCGTTTCGATGCTGATGGCCGGTGCGTCAGCGTCGTAGTCGACCACGGCCGCGCCCGTTTCCGGGTCGATGGTGGTCGGCAGCCAGGCGACGACTTCGACCATGCCGTAGTCGATGCGCTGCTCTACGCCGGTGGTATAGAGCACGACCTGTTCCTCGCCGTGGGGCAGGTCGACCGACGCCATGCGGGTGCCACGAATCTTGACCAGCTGCTGTTCAGCCATGGTGTTCCTCTCAGAGAAGTTGCACGTATGCGGTACCGACCCACATCACGACGGCACCTTCTGGACCATACGGGTCGATGGTGTTGCTGCCGATCTTGTGGCCGGTCTTGCGCAGCCGCGTCGCCGCGCGACACAGCACGTTCTCGATGCGCCAGCTGTCGTCGAGACCTTCCTCGAACTCGCGGCTGTAGTCGTCCCAGGTGGCTTTCGTGAAGTCAGCGACGGCGCACCGCCCGACGCCTACCTCGATCTGGACCACACGCGGGTTGGCCATGCACTCGGTGGCCTGGTCAATGATCGGCTGGGCCAAGCTGCCGCCGGGCTGCGCGCGGTAGCGCCGCCCCACGCGTACCCACAGAAACGGCTCTTTGCAGTCGCGCACCTGCCGCCGGTGGTCTTCAAACGCTGCGGCCGCCGGTCCCGCGCCCGACAGCGTGCGCACGTTGGCGCTGCCGTTGACCGGCGGGCACGGGCCCTTGGGGTCGTACATGTCGCGCAGGGCCTTGACGTAGGCCGTCACCACGTCGCTGGCAGGGTCGACCGGGCATTCGACTTCGGGGGCCTGGGGCTCGGTCATGTCAGATCACCGACGGTGGGGCGAGTAGGTGGTACGGGTTCAGGGCGTTCAGCCACAGGTCGATCTCGGGGATGCCCACCTTGCCGTTGGCCAGCATCTTCGTGGCGTCGAACGTGTGCGTCACGCCGGACCGGGTGACCTGGACGACCGACGCGGGCAGACGGCAGGCACCGCCCCGGCACGCGCTGATGAACTCCTGGGCCAGTAGCCCGACCATCTTGGCCGTGCCCGCCGGACACGGTCGGCCACGGGTGTATTCGACCGACCAGGTGCCCTGTTCACCCAGCGGGCGGCCGCGGTCCTGGCTGGGCCACGCCTTGCCCCCGCGGCGGTACAGCCGGTCGCCTTCCACGGTGTAGTCACTGTCGTCCAGCACGGTGGTCCCCAGCGTCACGACGTCGACGGTGGCCACCGGTCCGGGCAAGTGCACCACCCCGGGGCCGTCCAGGCGGCAGCGGCCGACACAGCCACACCCTGCGTTGAACCAGTGCGCGCCGTCCCACCACAGCAGTGTCTGGGTCCAGGGCCGCATGCCGTTGGGTGGGCCGCCGGTGGGGCATGGCCGCACCACCGCCGGGCACAGCCCGTAGATGCCCGCGGTCAGGTGGTTCAGCACCATGACGGCGGTGTCTTCGGCCATGGACTGGTCGGCCAGCGCAGCGGTGTAGGTCGCCTCGTCATAACCCTGGTCGTCAGGGCCCGGCGGCAGGTCGTCGAAACACCCGCGGTCGACTGGCCATTCGCACGTCACGGGGTCAGGGTATCGGGTAGGGGTGGACAATGCCGCCGTATAGGCGTATTGTCATTCACGTACGGCGGGGACGGCCCGCCCAGACCCCAGGGGGGGCCACCATGCAACCAGTCAACCTCGGCACAATGTTCGACTCCGCGCTGACCCGCGAGCAGTGGTGGACCGAATACGACGCCAACAGGTGCTGCCCCGACGCGGCGACCGCCGCGCGTCGCCTGTGCGGCTGTGGTGGGTCTGACCGCGCCCCGGTGGGTATCAGCTGCCTGCTGTGACATGCCACAGGGCCCCTGCACCCGGGAAGAGTGCAGGGGCCCTGATGGCTTCGCTGATGGGGCCAGCTTAGACCTTGGTGACCGTGACGTTCGGCGTGGTGCCGCCGACGAAGTTGGTCGTACCCTTGGCCAGCGTGCCGCCCTTGGGGATGGCCACCGTCCAGGTGGGGGCAGTGCCGGTCACGGTCACCGACGCAGCGCCCAGGTTGGGCAGCGCTTCCAGCGCGGCGTCGACCGCGGTGGATGCTGCGTTGTACTGGATCCCCGCCGTGGTGTACGAATTGCCCGCCAGGTCGGTGTAGACCAGCGTGAACGTGCCCGACGTCGGCGTGCCGGTGACGGCCACGGTGTAGGTGACCAGATCCTGCGACGGCGCGGACACGGCCGCCGGTGCGCTGGCCGGGCCGCCGTAGTAGTACGTGGTGCCGGTGAACTTGCCGGTGCCGGTGATGTCCAGCGCGCGCGCACCGCCGGTTGGGTCCGGCGGCTTGATCGGCGTACGGAACAGCGTCACGTGTTCCTTCTTGCCGGTCGGGGTGATCAGGCGGCCGGGCGTGCCCAGCGCGTCGAGCGCCGCGACGTTGTAGGGGCCCTTGCCCCACTGCGGCATGGGCATCGTGATGCCGCTGATGGTGAACGTGCTGACCTGCTCACCGATCTCGATGCCCTGCAGCGTGAACTCCTTGCCGCCGAACAGGAAGTACCCCCACTGGCGGCCGCTGGTCGTCGCGCTGAACACGTCGTCCAGGGTCGGAATGGGGCAGTCGTCGGCCGTGCTGCCGCCGGTCCACAGCTCCAATGCGGTGCCGTAGTCGGTGATGGTGTCCGGCCGGTCGCGCAGACCCACCGGGGCGTTGTTCCAGTCGACGACACGCTCCCAGCCCGTGAACAGCGTCAGCAGCTCGGTGTTGACGTTGCAGAACTGTGCCTCGACGGTCCACCACTTGCGCTCAGCGGGGGTGCGCTCGTTGACGCACACCTTGCCCGCGGCGTTGGTCTGTTCCAGTTCCTGCGCCTCTTTGTAGACGGGCTGCAGGTTGACCGACACGAAACCCTCGGTCACGATGCGGTTGGCTGCGCCGGACTCGGGGCGGCCGCAGCTGTTAACGGCAGTGGCGCGGAGGGTGTAGCCCTTCACCACGGGGAACTCGGCCATTACGGCATGTCTCCTGTTATGCGGGGCGCGGTGCGCCGTCGGGTTCCGAGGCCCGTGGCTCAGACATTAGACGGCAACGGTGCACCTACATGGCCCGCACTTCGTCGAGACGGTCCTGCAAGGCTTCGGTGTCGTCCAGCGCGGCCCCGTGCGTCACGGCCAGACGCAGCGCGTCTTGCACCAGGTCGATCAGGAACGCGCGCACGGTGTAGAGCTTGTCGCGCTCTCCGATCAGCCCGGCGTTGATCTTGGCGGCGTCGTCAACCGCGCCCGTCATGAAGGCGCGCCATGACGAGTAAGCATCGGCGCTGGATTTTTCCCGCGTCTGCCTGCGGGTATTGAAGAATTGGAGCAATCCAGCAACACCAGCTAGGAACCCAGCGCCGCCAATCATCGACAGCACCAGTTCCACGGTCATTGCGTCAGCCCCCGCAGCGCCTTTCGTATGTCGCGGAGGCGGGTCCACCCCCACAGCCAGAACATGCACTGCCAGATCGACCCCATACCGGTCGGGGGTCGGCCGTAGTAGAACACAACGGCAACGATATTGACGGCGATGACGGTCATGAGAAACGCCAGGCCCAGGCGTTCCATCATCAGGCTGTCGGCCAGCCGTCGCGCGTGAAACCGGTTCTCGTCGATGAGGTACAGACCGGCGAGGATCAGCACGCCGGACACCCCAGTGAACCCGATGAACGCCCAGTCGAACCAACCGGGGGTCTGGGCGGTTATCGACTCGGGGGCTTCCTGGGCGAAGCCCTGGAACACCGCGCTGATGATGACCCCGATGACCAGCAGCCGGTACAGCGGTGGGCTGCCGCTCTGGACGACGCGCGTGTGCAGCAGCGCCTGGCGAAACACCTCGACAACGATCAGCGTGCACAGTCCCACCCGCCTGGGCAGCTGACGGGCCCAGGTCACTGCGCGGGTGATCACGTCTGGCGAGACTTCCAGGCCAGCCGGGCGCGGTTCATGAACAGCAACGCGAACAGCGCGTACACCACCGTCGGGGGCAGCGCAGCCAGTGTGTGGTCTTCGACTGCAACGATCAGGAATGACGCCATGAACCCGGCAAGGACGAATGCCGTTGTCAGACAGGCCCACATGTCGGCCCGGTAGGCCTTGCGTTCGGCAAACCAGATCGTGGCGACGCCCATCGTGATGAACGCGACGCCCCACGATTGCGGTGCGTAGGGCATGGCCAGGGCAGTGCGGTACACCGGCGACGCCGCCCACAGCGCGTCACCGAAGGTCCAGGTAAGGATGCCGTACACGATGGGCAGCATTCCGATGAGCCAGGTGCTGACACGAATGCTGTCTTCGTAGGCCTGGAACTGCGCGACTACGCGGGCGGTGGACAGGTCAACGTCGTGCTCGGTCACGTGGACCACTGTGCCCCGGGGGTCGACCACCCTAAACGGCCGGACGCGGGCGTCACGGGCCGGAAGAACATGCTGTGTCTGGTGTGCTGCAGGCACTGCGTCTCCCTCACGGTATCCCCCGACCTATCTGGCATAACCCGGTTATTACCCGTTGGGCGTCGGGGTGTTTTCGATGGCGTCGAGCACGCTGTCCTTGTTCGGGTAGGCGGCCTTGTCGGTGGTGTCGATGTGCTTCACGTCCAGGGCGTAGGCGTCGAGTTCGGGCCGACGCCAGTCCAGGCTGGGCTCACCGTCAGGGTAGGCCTGCGTCTGGGGCTGTGCGGGCTCCTGGTGGTCCGGCAGGGTGCCGGACAGGTCAGGGGCCTCGGTCTGTGGTGCGTCGCCCGTCAGCGGCGCAGCAGACGCGGCGAAGGGGCTCACGCCGCCGGTGGTGTCACCGGTGCCTTCGACGGTCGGGATCACCAGGGGCTGGTGCCCCGTGAAGCCCAGCACGCCGTCGTTGTCGGGGTCGCGGCCTTCGCGTTCCTTGAGCGTGTGCTCATGGCTGTGCACGTAGTCGGCCACTTCGGTCTGGGTCGGCGCGGCGATGGCCGGGTTGACCGGGTTGCCGGGCTGGGTGATGTGGTCGCCGTCGTCACCGCCGCGGTAGGTGCCGCGCCGGATGACCGGGGCGTGAATGTTGTCGTGGGTGATCGGCACCGTCGGCAGCACGATGCCCGTCGGGTCGGTCGCGCCGAACTGCGTCACGTTGTCCAGGTCGGTGCCGCTGCCCGCGATCAGACCGGCGGCCACAGCGTTGCCCTCGGGTACGCGGTAGCGGACACGCTCAGCGCCCTTTTCGCGGGACAGCTTCTCGACGATGTAGGGGCCGCCGTCGTCGGTCAGCGCCTTGAGCGCCGGACCCTTGAGCGACGGGTCGACGAACTCGACCAGGACGAACCCGTCGTTGATCGGGTCGTCTTCGACGTTGATTCCTGCAGGCATGTCGGTCTCTCCTAGGCGACGGTGACGGCGGTGTAGGCGTATTCATACCCGAGCACGACGGCGCGCTCGGTGATGGCCACGAACAGGTTGTGTTCGGCCTTGATGGCCTCGCGGGTCTCGGCTGCGGTCTGCATGCCCAGCACGGGCGACGTGGCCACTAGGGTGTCACCCAGGCCCTGGACGTAACCGCCGCCAAAGACGTACAAGTGGCCCAGTGGGCTGCGGTAGGCGCTACCGTCGCGGCGTGCAATCTGTGCGCTGACCAGGTAAGCAGCCCACTTGGCGCTGACGTGGATGACGCCGACCTGGCCCTCTTCGGCCAGCTCAGCTTCCAGCTGGCTGACCGCGTCGACGATGTCGGTTGCTGTCTCGGGGGTGCCTGCGTCGTCCAGCAGCCGCGCGGCGAACTCGCGCTCGACCAGGGACTGTTCGGTCAGCCGCAGGTTCTGCGCGGAGTTGGCTCGTACCTCGGCCTGGCTGGGCTTAGTCAGGTCGCAGTCGTCGTACCCCCAGACCACATAGGGGTCAAATTTCTCAAGGTTGGCCAGCCGGAACCCGTCCTTGATGTCGTCGTCGGTCAGGTCGTCGGGGTTGGCGCACCAGTCGGCCGCCCAGATGCCCGCGGCCTGCAGCCCGGTGAAGTTCTTCTGCCGAATGATGATGCCGTTGTCGAGCCACCGCGGCGGTCCGTCAGCGGGCTGCCAAGCCGTTGCGGCGAACAGGCCGGTGGGCGATGGGTTGACCGCCGGGGCCTCGATGTTGACGGCTGCCAAACCGTCATTGTCGGTGGTCAGCGTGCCCAGTGCCATGTGGTCAGTTCCTCTCCAAAGACAACGGTAGGCGGTGGGCGTGAACGGGCCTCGGAGTGTTCACGCCCACCGCCTAGTCCGTAGGGGCTACCGGCGGGGCTTAGGTCGCCGGGTTGACCGTCACCGTGCCACCGGAGACAGGCGTGGTGCCCGCCACGACCGTCAGTGCGCCCAGCTCAGTGGGGGCCTTGATGGTCTTGGGCTGGGTGCCTGTCACGGTGAACGCCGACGCCGCGTAGCCGTCATCGACCGCGCCGAGCGCGTTCTTGATGGCCGTGTTGTCGGCGTTGAAGGCGAGGTCAGCCGTCGGGTTCGCCGCGTTGGCGAACTTCAGCTTGTACTGACCGGCGGTGGCCGTGTTGGTCAGCGTGTTGGTCGTCTCGGTCAGGGGCGCGGTATCCGTGCACTTGACCTCGATGCGTTCACCGATGCCGCCGTTGACGCACAGCGGGATCTCGACGTTAATCGACACGTCGCAGCGCTTGCCGACGGCGATTGCGTCTTCGGTGAAGAACCGGGTGTACCGGTTGACCTGCAGCTGCTCCTTGGGGTACATGACGCCCAATTCGATGACCGGCTGCAGCGCGCGGAACCACGTACCCGCGGGGTACATGAGCACGTTGACGTGGTCGGGCCACACCTGGGTGTCCAGGTGGCCCGGCTGGCCGACGCCGCGAGACTGCCAGTCAGCGACGTACTGCAGGTAGATACCCCGTGCAGCCAGCCACTGGTCGACCTGTGCCTGGGTGACCGACAGCGTGTCCAGGCCCTCGCGCAGTGCCAGGTCCGCGCGCAGTACCTCAGGCAGCCAGGCCGGGGCCACGCCTTCGATGGTGGCGGTGCGGGACACACCCTTGCGGAGCCGGATGTTCATCGCGTTGATGGCCAGCCCGTTCAGGAAATTGGTCGTCGCGCCGACGCCGATGGTCCCGGGCTGCACGACCTTGGGCGTGCCGGACCCGTTGACCATGTCGCGGATGGTGCGCCACGACACGCCGCGCAGGTGCGCCCCCGCGAACGTGCGCAGGAACCACTCGGTCAGCTCGGGCCAGCCCTGCTCTTGCAGGATGCCCGCCTCGACGCAGTAGCCGATGGCCGCGAGACGCAGCTCGTCGAACTCGTCGGCGCACGGAATGCTGATGCACTCCTTGACCGCGGTCGGGTTGCCGTTGCCGTCTTCGGCTTCCAGTTCCGGCTCGGTGAAGAAGAACTGGAACGCAAAGTCCGCGAGCAAGGCCGACACGTCGGGTTCCCGCGGCCAGCGAATACCACCGCGGCGAATGGTGATCTCAGGCAGCGAGATGAGGTCGACCGGGTCGGGCACGTCGCAGAAGTCGTACAGCTGCTCGGACGGCGCGCACCAGCCACCGGCGGCGACCAGCGCCGACGCGGTGATGGCCTGGCCGCGGAACTCGCCGCCGTTGATCTGCGACGTCACGCGCTCGATCTCAGCGACCAGGTCGTGCGGGTCGTTGATCAGTGGCACGTTGGGCCGGGTGGCAGTCGCCAGACGCTGCGTCGCAAACGACCCGCGGCTGCCGGTGGGCTTGCGCGACCCGCGGCTGCCGGTGCGCACACCGTCGATGCCGAGAGCGATCTCGCGGAAGCCGACGGGCCCGTCCTGGTAGCCCGGAGACTCGGGAACCATGCGCCAGTTGGCCGACCGTTCGGTACCGGCCGGGAACTGCTGCCCAGCCGCGCCACCG